AAGCGCGGCATATTTGAACCGGCTTGAGGAGGCGGCCAACGAGCATGTCAATGCTTCGGGTACTCGTCAGCGTACGGTTACGACCACGCAGCAAGCTATTCGTCGCAAGCCGGGTACAAAGTATCAGCTGCATATCGTAGAGGAAGAACACCCCAATACGCACAAGTACCTCTGGCACGTGCGCACGCGCGAGATCAAGCATGACGTCAACCATCTCTGCACAGTTCAGCCGATGATGGGTAGTGATGGATTCATCACCAAGGTCAAGCATGTGTCTAGCTCTATGACGCAGTCTGCAATGGGTGAGGACTATATTCTCGAGCATTTCGGAATCAAGGGAATGCACTGGGGTGTTCGCAACGCTCGGCCGGTCAGCACGGAGACGCATCGTGATGTGGGTGTGGTCAGGCGACAGACCAAAGTTCGGGCCAGCGGGGGAGAAGCTCATCCCGCCCATCCTGATGCGGTCAAGGCGGCTGTGCAGAAACAGAAGCTCAAGAAGAGTGGGACGGATGCACTGTCGACTCAGGAGTTGCGTGATCTGACGGGTCGGCTCCAGCTTGAAGCTCAGGTGAACACACTCACAACCAAGCGGGGTAAGAAATTTGCCCAACGACAACTCGAGGTCCAAGGGCAACAGGGCGTTCAACGGGGTATCACACGCGCGGCACCAGCAGCTTTCAGAGTGGCAAAGAAAGGCGCGGCTACGGCCGCTGTGACAGCTTTGATATGAGTGGCAACGGCAGAATGCTGGCTTCGGAACTGGCGCCGATCGGTGGTGGATATTTCCTGAGAAAGGATGCTGCCGCCGCTTTCAACGCCATGTCGAAGGAGGCCAATCGACGCTGGGGAAAGACGATCTCCGTCATCAGCGCGTATCGAACCTATGCCACTCAGGTATATTTGTGGGATCACGTTGCGCACGCGCACGATACCAACTGGGTTGCGGTTCCAGGAACGTCGAACCATGGCTGGGGACTGGCCGTGGATCTGGCCACTCAGTGGGGTCGCTGGGCTGTTGATCAGATCGGAAAAACCTACGGCTTTAACAAAATCTGTAGCGATGCTCCGGTCGAGTGGTGGCACATCAAGTTCAATCCGGCGTGCACTCATGCAACCTGGAGAGCTACTGTATCATCTAAGCCACGGACACTCAAGCTGGGGATGAGAGGAGATGATGTCAAGGAAGTTCAGATCTATCTGCTTCGTGGTGGATATTTGCGAAAGGGTGATCCGGCGCGAAAGATTCCTCCAGCCATTGATGGCAATTTCGGTCCCGGTACGAGAGCGGCAGTGATGAAATTCCAAAGTGGAAACAAGCTGGCATCTGATGGGCTTGTCGGTCCGGCCACCATATCTGCGCTCAGGCGCAAATACAAGAAGTGAGGGGTGTATGAAACTTCCGATCAATCGGATCGTGGCGTTCGCTGGACCGTATATTTCCATCCTGTCCGGCGCGTTGGCGGACTGGCTGATTGTGCATGTGCATTTTCTGTCGTTGTTTCACACATCGACTTCGTCCATCACAAGCTGGCTTACGCAGGGGTTGGTCTTCGGGCTTACCGCGATTCTGGTTTGGGCAGGTCAGCAGAAGTGGTTGACCGGCTGGCAGAGCTGGGAGACTAGAGTTGCCGGTGAGAGTTACAGCGGTCCCAATGTGGGAGAGCTACCTCCACAAGGAGCGTACGATCCCATGCTGTTTGATCAAGAAACCGAAGTGCTGGAAGGGAGGTGATGCGTTGGGTCTAGCTTTACTCCTGATAGGGATTCTTCTCTGGCTGTTTGTTTCTCCACTAATCGGACTTATCTGTGTAGTGGTGGGAATCATTCTTATCTTCGTGCCAGGAGTTCCGTACGGGTATTCAAGTTACAGGGGTCGACGAGGTCCGCCGGTGTGACGAAAGGGGTTTAAGTGGAACTGTCCAATACTGCCGTTCCAATTTACTATGGGCAGTTCCGCGACGCAGTGATGCGAGGTGACATTCCGGTCAATCGTGAGATCTCACAGGAGATGAATCGCATTGACGCTCTCGCCGCGAACCCCAACATCTATTACGACGATCAGGCCGTCGAAGGATTCATTCGCTTTTGTGAAGGGGAGATGACGCTGACTGATGGTGCGGACCTGACGTTGTTGTTCACGTTCAAGCTATGGGCGGAGCAGATCTTCGGCTGGTATTACTTCGTCGACCGATCTGTGTATGTGCCCGAAGGTCATGGAGGCCGGTATGAAACGAAGACCATAAAGAAACGACTCATCGTTAAGCAATACCTCATAGTCGCTCGAGGAGCGGCCAAGTCGATGTATGCCGCCTTGATCCAGGCTTACTTCATGACGGTAGACACTGCGACTACACATCAGATCACCACGGCCCCGACGATGAAACAGGCCGAGGAAGTCATGTCTCCTATTCGAACGGCCATCACGCGCGCGCGTGGACCGCTGTTCGTCTTCCTCACCGAAGGTTCGATGCAGAACACAACCGGGTCTCGGTTTCTTAGACAGAAGTTGGCATCGACCAAGAAGGGGATAGAGAACTTTCTCACCGGCTCTCTCTTCGAGATCCGACCCATGGCTATCAACAAGCTACAGGGACTGCGTACCAAGGTGGCCACCATCGACGAGTGGCTGTCTGGAGATCTCCGAGAAGACGTCATCGGGGCTGTGGAGCAAGGTGCGTCCAAGTTGGACGACTATCTGATCGTGGCGATCAGCTCGGAAGGGACTGTTCGTGCTGGGTCTGGCGATACAATCAAAATGGAACTTGCGGACATACTCAAGGGTGAGTACAACGCACCTCACATTTCGATCTGGCATTACAAGCTGGACGATTTGGAAGAAGTTGCCGATCCGGCCATGTGGTTGAAGGCCAATCCCAACCTCGGACAAACGGTTACCTATGAGACTTATCAGCTTGACGTTGAACGGGCCGAAAAGGCACCTGCTTCTCGAAATGACATTCTCGCAAAACGGTTTGGCATTCCGATGGAGGGGTACACATACTTCTTTACATACGAAGAGACTCTCCCTCATCGGCGACGCGACTTCTGGCAGATGCCCTGCTCTATGGGCGCGGACCTCTCGCAAGGTGACGACTTCTGCGCTTTCACTTTTATGTTCCCTCTGGGTCACGAGAAGTATGGCGTCAAGACACGTAGTTACATCACTGAGCGAACGCTGTTCCTACTTCAAGCAGCTATGAGAACGAAGTACGAAGAGTTCATCAAGGAAGGATCGCTTCATGTCATGCCGGGAACGGTACTGGACATGATGGAGGTCTACGATGATCTCGATGCTCATGTCATTCAGCGTGAGTATGACGTTCGTACATTTGGATACGATCCGTACAACGCCAGAGAGTTTGTCACTCGCTGGGAAGCTGAGAACGGACCCTTCGGTATTCTCAAAGTCATTCAGGGAGCCAGGACCGAATCTGTTCCACTTGGTGAATTGAAGAAACTGTCAGAAGATCGGTTTCTCATATTTGACGAGCTTCTGATGCAGTTCGCCATGAGCAATTGCATTACCGTCGAAGATACAAACGGCAACCGCAAACTCCTCAAGAAGCGCATGGAGGAGAAGATCGATAACGTGGCGGCCCTAATGGACGCCTATGTCGCCTACAAGGCTAACAAGGAGGCGTTCGAATGAGCAGTCGCAGTCGTGTAGATATTACTCAAGCTGTTTTGGTAGAAGGTATCAAACGGCAACCCGATCAAGCGTCAATTCGTCTGGCATTGTTTGATGTGGATGGAAATCCACTGACTTTGCCGAAAGCCGGAGGTGGCGCCACCACGCTTATGGAGCTTACCGATGTAACGGGTGATCCTGGACTGGGCAAGGCGCCTGTAGCGGATCATACCGGCGACTTTCCACTGACTGAGGTTGCCACCCAGGCCTATGTGGATTCGGTAGTGAATGATGCTCTAGGTCGTTGGGCGACCCTTGGCCAGAAGTTGAGCTTTGTTTCGGATATTTCCTCGCCATGGGAAGCCTCGAATCCCAGTGTGGTCATGACGCCCGATGGCTTGGCGTTTGGTCCATATCCTGATGGTTCTGCTGCGGCTGGATCGATTCGGTATCACGGTCTGGATGGTGAGCCATTTTCTTCGGTCAAGAATCTCGCCTACAACATGCGATTTACCAATGATCACGACACTGCCGATGCGACTCCATATTTGCGTGTCTTTACGCAGGACTCCGACGGGGCCGATCACGATTCGATCTGTACCGGGAATGGCGATGTCTTCGGTGACCAGATGGCAAACGGACGATCGATCAGTGCGGGTCCGTTTCAGGAATATGTGGCCACTGCTGGAAGCTGGCGGTACGATTCCGATGATGGCTCCAACAGTGAGTTTGGCCGAGGTGTCCCACTGAGCACAATCATGGACAAGTATGGTGATCAGGTCATTACCAGGATTGCCATCACTGTCGGATGGACTGCGGGTGTAAATCTTGCGGCATTGCTTCGCTGGATGCAGATCAACGGCAATCGATACACGTTTGGTGGTTGACAATGGCGTTGACGAAGATTCCTATCACGGTATATCCGGCCGACGAGCCACGAACCACGCGTATGCGAGGGTTGGCTCTTATGCTGTATAACCCTGACGGCACGCGGTTCAATTTCAGTGGGGGTGCTCCGGGTCCAACCGGGCCAAAAGGCGATCCGGGACCTACGGGATTGATCGGCCCACAGGGTCCTCAGGGATTCAAGGGCGATCCTGGCCCAACGGGAACTCCGGGAACGGTTGGCACAACTGGAGTGCGCGGACTGACTGGTCCAGCGGGGCCAACGGGTCCAAAAGGAGACAAAGGCGATCCTGGAACCCCAGGGGGACCTCCTGGTCCGAGAGGCAACAAGGGAGACAAGGGCGATCCTGGGGATTTTGGAGGACCTCGGGGAGCTACAGGACCTCCGGGAGCTACAGGACCGGCAGGGCCAACGGGAGCACCGGGACCAGTAGGCCCAACCGGAGTAGCAGGACCAAAAGGCGACACTGGTCCGTCAGGATCGATAGGACCGGCAGGTCCACAGGGAGTACCCGGTGTAACCGGAGCTACAGGTCCGACTGGACCAGCGGGTGCTTCAGGTCCGGCAGGACCAAAAGGCGATACAGGTGCAACAGGACCGACGGGAGCGGCAGGATCGGCAGGAATCTCCACGATGACGTTTCGTACGGCTCATGGTTTCGTGATCGGTGGACCAATTGATGGAACTGTCAATGTCCCAGATTTCGATTTCGCCAAAACCTCTAATCAGGCGTCGACACTGGTAGCGATTATGGGTCGAGTCGAAAGTGGAACCAGTGTGGATGTGACTGTTAGACGAAATGCTTCTGCGATTGGGACGGCGAAGACGGTCACTGGATCCAAGCAGACATTCGCATATTCTCAGGCACTTTCGGATGGTGATGCGTTGGATCTCACCTTTGCCAATCCGGTCGGCTCTCCTACTGATATTGGTGTGACACTTGTCGTTGAGCATGTGGTGAGCTGATGGCTCGGTTAAAAAGCAGTAATGCTGACGTTGGAGCGTGGAACGTTGAGGGATGGCAACGCAATGGGGCGGGAGATGAGCCTACTGCAGATAGTACGGTTTGGCATTCCGCACCCAATTCGTGGTTGATCGCTTCTAAGATCAATCTTTTTGGTGTATCACAACCCCCACTTGGGACGTTTCTTATTATTCGTCATTGGCATAGGATTGCCTCGCTTCCGGGTTCTACGCAGAATCTCATTCTTAGGTATAAGAATACCTTAAGTGGAGTCGTAATTACTCCTCAGCTATATCCTGATGGAACTATCGATCTTCAATCAGGAACAGCTGGAAATCAGTTGGCGTATGGGAAATCTCCGGCTATGGTTCCTGGTACCTGGTACAAGATTGAAATGGCGGTTGCCTCGTTTGGTTCGCAAGGCTGGAACTGTGCCATATTTCGCATGAACGATGTGGAATTCTGTCGATTTTTCGGACGTACAAACTATGGTATTGTTTTGGGCCTAGGTTCCAGTTCTTTCGAGTCTCCCGTTGTCACAAATTGTGATGACTTTGTCATAAACGACGATACGGGAACCAGTAACTGTTATTGGAACGACGCCAATAAACCACGATCGCAAGGTAAGACGGTACCTTCGGTGCGATCAGTGGCTACGGCAATCGTCAGTGCCTCAGGTAGTGCGAATGTTGTGGTGAATGCTCCTCCGACTATTGTAGCTGGGGATAGATTGGTAGCGGTTATTCATACCAATGATGGTCATAGCAACTTTGCTATAACGGGTCTTCCTACGGGTTGGAGTGTGATTATTCCACCGAGGACAGGGACTACTGGAGGCGGCGGAATCATATTTGTCCAAAAGGTAGCTACTGGTTCTGAACCGGCATCGTATACGTTTACGACAAATCAGAGTGGGGCACGGTCGGTGTCAACATGTTATGCGTTGCAACATGTTGATCCTTCCAGTCCGGTAATCGATTCGTCAGTCACAGCCGGAGGCACTGGAGCCGAAGCACATATCGGTTTTCCAATGCTGGACTTGACTGAGGGAGACGCCTTGATTCTTCAGGCCTCAGGGAAAACCGAAGCTCCTACTATTACTCCCGCTGCCGGATGGTCTTCTGTATCAGGTGGTAACGATGGGACCAATAACAACGGGATGCAATGTGGAGTACTGACACAATCGGATGGCGGATTTTTCAGTACATCATATCTTAGTACATCGGCATCGATAAGTGCTATGAGTTCCGGACAGGTAGCCTTTCGCGGTGTCGCTCCAGCAAAGAACCCGTTCAAATCCGTGGTCTGAAGAAAGGAGGTGATGGATGGCCAGCTTTGGAAGCAGGCTGAAACACGCTTGGAACGCGTTCTCGTCTCCAGATTTGCGTAGTGGATTTTTACCTGATCAATCGGAAGTTCTTGGGCAATTTTGGTCAATGGGTGGAAGACCTGACCGGACGCGTTTGTTTTCCTCCAATGAGCGTTCGATCATCTCCTCTATCTATACGCGACTCAGTATCGATTGCGCGGCAATCAGTATGCGCCATGTGCGAATGGACCAGGACGATCGCTATATCGAGGACATTGACAGTGGGATGAACAACTGTCTCACCCTCGAAGCCAACATCGATCAGGCGGCTCGTCATTTTCGGCAGGATCTCATGATGACCCTGTTTGACAAGGGTGTTGCTGCCATTGTTCCGATCGATACGACGCTCAGCCCGATGGAAACCGGCGGATACGATATTCTGACCATGCGGATAGGCGAAGTCCGGATGTGGTATCCGAAATTTGTCAGAGTGTACGTGTATAACGACCTCACTGGTCTGAGAGAAGAGATCACGCTGCCCAAGTCAGTAGTTGCGATCATTGAGAATCCGTTGTACGCGGTGATGAACGAGCCGAATTCAACTCTTCAAAGATTGATTCGCAAGATCGGGCTTCTGGACGGAGTAGACGAGCAGTCTTCGTCTGGAAAGATGGATCTCATCATTCAGTTGCCGTATGTGATCAAATCCGAATCTCGTAGATTGCAGGCTGAGCAAAGAAGGAAGGATATCGAGTTTCAGCTGAAGGGCAGCCAGTACGGGATTGCCTATACCGATGGAACTGAGAAGATCACTCAGCTCAATCGTCCGGCTGAGAACAATCTTCTGACACAAATCCAAATGCTCACCGATCTGCTCTATGTGCAGCTTGGCTTGACGCCGGAAGTGATGAATGGCACGGCAGATGAGTCGACGATGGTCAACTATACGAACCGCACGATCGATCCGGTGTTGGATGCTTGTTGCCAGGCTATGCGAAGAGTCTTTCTCACCAAGACTGCTCGCAGTCAGAAGCAGAACATCATGTACTTCCGCGATCCCTTCAAGCTGATTCCGCTCAGTGGTAAGGGTGGTCTTGCCGATGTTGCCGATAAGTTCGCTCGCAACGAGATCATGACGTCGAACGAGCTACGTCAGGTTCTGTGGCTCAAGCCGTCCAAGGATCCGAAGGCTGATCAGCTGATTAACGCCAACATGCCGGTACAGGATACTGGAGTTAATCCTCCTCCAAATACCAACGGTAATGGGAATGCGGCACTGAATGATCAAGTTAAGTCTGCGCTGTCCAAGGCAGATCAGGCGCTTGGTCCCGGGAGTGAATAATGCTCCTTCCTGAAGATAAGCCAGATCTCCTACATTACGCGTATGGGTATGATCCAGCCAAAGCACACGATTACTACATGCGCGTGCGTCAGCTTCATCCTCGTAAAAAGGGGATTAAGCCTACACCAGATGTACAAGCCCAACGGGCAGAGGTCGCTGCTGCAGTAACAAACCTGACCAATAAATTGAACGAGTTGAAACAGGTATTGGCTCGCAAACAAGCTGCGCTCAATCGAGATAAGAAAGCCAAGTTGAGTCCTGCTGCGGCTAAAACCAGAAAGGCTCAGAAGTCCAAGCAATACAGACAGACACACAAATCGCAACTCAGGGCCAAAGCCAAAGCGGCTGCTTCCAAATCACACGGAGGAGGCAGGTCCCACGGCGGAACATCCACTCAAAGCGTGATTGCAGATCCGAAATCGGGATCCATCAAAGAAGTCCAGTCCGCTATCAAGGCGGTTGAAACAGCTTTGGCAGCCGCCAAGGCGCGACAACGAGCTCTCGGCTGAGAGAGCTGAGATTTGAAAGGAAAGCATTCAAAATGGGAGAAAATTCCCACTCGGCCGCCGCTGTTGTCGTGAAGCCCGACTTCAGTGGCTGGGCCACAAGGGCCAA